CAGTAGGCGCGGGGCATGTACTTGGGGTCCGGGACGACTTGCACCAGACCGCGGGACACCTCGTTGAAGAAGTCCATGCCGCCAATCTGTTCGTCCAGGTGAGCATGGTGATACCGGGCACCTTGATCCGGACGCCCGGCACCACCGGAAGAGCGAAAGAGCACTCGCCAACCCGTCGTGAACTTCACCACGCGAGGGACGCCCTTGCCCTTGTCTTCCCACGCCGGCTGACCATCGAGCATTCTGGGGGGTATCAGCGGTGGCGCATCCCGCCACTTCTCGATATACGCCAAGTCATACGGGTCGAGAACATTGGGATTGTCGGGGTCCGGTCGGACGGCCCGCCACCGCTTCGACCTTTCATCGCGGATGATCTTGAACTCGCCGGGCTCGGCACACTTACGCCACATCATCGCCAGACTGTCCTGGTGGATGGCGACAACGATGCTTTCGCCTCCCGTCTTTGGGTACTTGTCGTAGGGGTCGCAGCCCAGCCACGCCCGGCAGTCCTCAGCACACCCAGTCAATGTCTTCGAGGCTCGGTTGGACCCGTCCAAAACTCGCCACTTCGCCATACAGGCGTGGAAGGCTTCCAGGTAGGGTATGGCCCCGTAAAGTGCCAGCCCCTCCATTTCCCGCTTCGCCATCATCGTGGCGACGGTCTGAAGCCGCTGTATCTCGGCCGACGACTTTGCCGAAGACGGTTGCCGCGTGATGCACGCCGCAAGGCAATCGAGGTCGATCGGGTTGACAAACGAAGGCGTCATTCGTCGTGTCCTATGCTCTTGCTGGCGTGCGCCAGGGAGTCCGCCATGATCGCCCGAGCCCGCTCTTCCATGTCCTTCTGCATTTCGGCCAGGGTCGATCCGGGGTCATTTCCGCCCTTGGCGGCAACGGTTTGAACGAAGTCCAAAACCTTGCTGAGGATTCGGACCTTCAGCTTGGGGTCCGCCGCTTCGTCGTAATTGAGCTTCAGTTCGCGGGCGAGCCCCTGCATCCCGTTGAACTGGTCCACGATCAGGTGGGCCAATTCCAAGTCGTCGATGGGCGCGTAGACCCGCAGTTGCCCGGGCTGGATAAGTTCATCCTCAGCCTTTCCTATCCGCCCCAAAACATCTTCCGCTTCGACGTAGCTCACGTTGGTATCTTCTCTTTAACAGGTGCAGTGCCAAGGATATTGATGGCCTGAGACATCACAATCACACGGGCTCGCTCTTCCGCTTTGGTCTTCCACTTCTCCTGCTTGAGGCTTCCCGTTACCTGGATCGTCCAGTTTTTTCGAGCCGTCGCCAGCCACTGAGCCGACGCACCCACAGCCCGGATAACAAACTCCCCTTGGTCCGTCTTGAGCGTCGCTTCCGCGAACTCCCTCCCGTCCCCCGGGATCGTGCTCAGGACCCCCGGCTTCGTCACTACCCCCGAGAGCCGCACGACATTGATTTTCGTATTGCTCGAGATTGACCCAGCCGCGTCCGTTGCAGAGTTTGCAGTTCCCATAGTCTTCTCCAGAACGGCAGACGCACCGAATAAAAGGCGCTCCGCGCGTCAGTGTTAGCCGAATGCGGGATAGTTGGTCCTGTATGCCGCTCGCGTCGATAGTGGCCATGTATGGCGCGTGGCCAACAGTGGCGATCTTGATGCGGAGCACTTCGGCGTCCTTGGCAAGTTCCGCAAGCGTCGCGCGTCCACGGAAGACGCCCTCAAGCCTCTTCGGGACGGGTCGATCAAACGCATCGGTCGGACACGACATGGCCCCGCGTTTCACGATTTCCGGAACGTAGTCCGGTGGGCGTACTACTCGTTTCGTCATCGGACGATCAACTCCGGTGCGGGCCTGGGCGGCGGGTCAACCCATCCGGGGCGACGGATGTGTACCATCTGCTGGTGGTCACACCAACAGTCGAAGTTCACGTACATGGGGATTCCGGCCTCCCAGCACTTCTTGGAAAAGTCCACGTCCTGGGAATTGCGGAGCTTCGATTCCGTCTCGTCGGTGTAGACGTCGTGAAAGTAGGGGTTCTTGAGCGCCTTGAACACGTCCATGTCGATGAGCATGAACCCCGTTCCGGCACCGCCGACCTGTTGCCACCCGTGCAAGGCGGCTGCCTGTTTGCGGCTGACTCGTTTCAGGTCCCCTGCCGCATCGGGACTAAAGACGTGGACTTCTTCTTTTGGAGGCGGGCCGCAGTACGGGGCCGCCAGGATACTGCCAGGGTTCGCCTGCATGAACGACCAGAACGTGTCCCAGACGGGTGTGGCTTGCGGGTCGGACTCCAGATAGGTGTCCGGAAGCATGTCGGGGTCGATAAACAGCAAGTGGCTGAGCCCCAGTTGCATCGCCTCTTTGACCTGGAGGTTGCGCCCCATGGCGATGCGGGAGCCGCTGGTGTAGTGGTTGACGATGGAATCCACGACGCGATTCCGCGTCAGTCCGATACACAGATTCGAGATCCACATGCCCGTTTCGCACGATTCCAGTTTCCAACCGCACGGGCGGGCAATCATCAGGGTCGGTCGTTTTTGTCCGGACATCTTCGCATCCTTAATCACGGGGAGGGGGAAGCGGTGGGCGGGAGGTCGCCCACCGCGTAAATGACGTTACGCCTCTTGGGCCATCAGGCTGGACTTGACGTAGACGCGGTAGGCCGTCGAAGCGGTCAACGGGTCTTCGTCGAGAACGCCAAGCTGGAAGTCGCCGGCAGCCGCAGCCGTGGCGTCCAGCACGCCGTTGGCGTCGGGAGTGACGACCAAACCCAGCGACATGGCAGCCGCGTCCGTTTGGCTCGCGGTCACGAGCACGTCGCACGGCCCCTCATCGACGACGTAGAACATGTCGTTCTTGGCGATGACGAAGCCGACGGTGTAGGCGTCGTCAATCGGCAAACCCTTGTCGCCCTGGCCGTTGGTAATGGCCGTGATATACCGGCCGCTTTCTCCGTCCGCGGTGGTGAACTCGACGCACTTGCGCGCCACGGTCAAAGCGGTCGTGTGGTTGTGAACCGCGCGGAGCCGAACGAAGGGGTGCTTCTTGTGAACCGTGTCCGGCACGGTGTAGACTTGCCCCGCGTACTGCATACCGGGGTAACTCGACCCGATGTCCGCAGCCGTGGAGACCAGCGACTTGTCGCTGTAGGTGCTCCCGCGAGGGAACGGAAGAGTTCGAGAGAATTCCATATTGTTGGTCCTTTGTGAAAAGGAAAACGGTTTTGAGAAACGAAGCGGAGGGAACGTGAGGGCTTAGTACAGTTCTCCCATCTTGCAGAAGTACGCCGGCGAGTCGATCATCAAGTTCCCGTAGAACTTGTAGATCAGCGCCTTCGTCATCTGAAGCGGGTCCGTGTCCGTGTCCATCACGAACAGGTCCTTCTGCATCGACTTCAATTCCAGGTGATCGAAACAAATGCCGTAGCAGGTGTTCGCCGGGCAGTCGATCTCGTTGATGATGTCAACGCCTTCCCAGCTAATCGCGTTGTAGCCGAGCTTGGCCATCAGGCTTTCCTTCGGACCACGCACGATGTTGATCTGCTCGTCGGCCGTGAGCGAATCCTTGATGCTGCGGAGCATCTCGGAAGTCGTCAGCCACAAGTCGGGCTGGACCCCCTGAAGCTGGTCCATGTAGATCATGGCGAACGTCATCATCGGACGCCACTGGGCCGCCATCGTGGCGGTCGTGCCCGACCAGGCGTAGCCGCCGTCCAGCAACAGCGTAGACCAGAACACGGCCTCCGGGTCGCAGGTGTTCAACGGGAAGTCCGTTGCCGCCCCGCCGTAGTAGGCCGGGGTCGTGTAGAGACCGGCGTAGAGGTCGTTGGGGCCGGAAGAGCCCTTGGAACTGGTGCTGTGGACGGCATTGTCGTCCGAGCACCACGACTCGAAGCCGTGGATTTGGTCCGTGTATCCGGCGGCGTTGCCGTCGGTATACATGGCCTTGCCGAGCGTCAGAGCGCAGCCTCGGGCGTTGCTCTTGACGGCGGTCTCGTAGACGTTGGCCAGGGCTTCGGGCCCCTTGTTGGCCAGCATGGTGAACTCGTCGAACGCCTCGGCCACATAGAAGTGGCGGTACGGCAGAACGGCCTGCCGGTGGCGATTGACCTGGGGAGCGGAAGTGGGCGCCCCGGGAAGCCGCCAGGTGCCACTGCGGATTTTGTACTCGACGGGCCACTTGAACTCGTAGGAGTGTGCGCCCTTGGTGATGCGTCCCTTCTGCTGGAGCACGCCGAGAATCTTGTGCTTTTGCAGGATCGGGGCAACCACCTTCTTATGCTGATAAGACAGCGTAGTTGCGATCAGTGACGCATGTGGAGCAATCGGATCGTAAGCCATATGAGTTTCCCTCCAAAGGGAGAAACGAACTTGGTAACGACGCGCAAGCACAAAGCCTGCACGTCACGCTTGGAGGGAGCGGTGCGGAGAATGGCCGCATCGCAAGAGGGCGTTACGCTTGGAGGGAAGTTTTATGAAAGGCGAATACTCGCGGGCTCGGTTGGGAGGTGTCCGTTCGTATTCGCCCGCATTATCGCCACCGACCCCTCCAAATCGGCGGCGGCTTTGCTTCTATTGCGGCATGATGCTCGCCAACACGCGAGCAAAATGGTCGTGCATACTCTCGTTCGGTAATGGTTCCGCCGGATCAGACGCCACCGCCGGCATGGCGGCGACGTTCGGGACGTGGGCGGCTTGTTGGCGCGGAGGTTGCGCCGGAGTCGTGGGGGGTATCGAGTCCCTGTATCGCATTCTAGCCAACTCCAGTGCTTCGGCAAGGGGGATGTGGCCCGCCTTAACGCGATCGGTAAGGGGTACGCCCCCGAGCGTCATGCTCTCGAAGATTCGCTCGAAACCAGCGCCGATGTCGGTCAGACCGCCGGACGGGTTCCGCTTGTTGCGGAACAGCCATTCGGCGTTGCCGTTGGCCCATGCGATAGTCTCTTGGTTGCTCTTCTGTTGTGCGTCTCGGGCGGCGAGTTCCTGGGCTGTCTGCTGGTTGGCCTGTTGAAGCATCTGCTGGAGGACCGGGGCCAACTGTTCCTGTAGGAACTTGTCGGGGCTGTAGGCCAGCGAGAGCAACGCCTGTTGCATCCTGTCCTGGGCCTGCTGGAGCTTCTGGACGACGCCTGGCTCGGCGCCGGGCATCGGCTCGTATTCGCCCGTCTCGGCGTTCTTGCGGACCTGGGATTGCCACAGGAGCAACTGTTCACGGCTGGGCGGCGGTTGCTGAGGCTGGGGTTGCTGAGCCTGTGGCTGGACGGGTTGCTGTGGCGGCTGCGCGAACGGGTCCCCGTAGGTCTGGTAAACCCGGCGTCCGAACTCGGCTTCTGCGTCCCGCTGGCTGAGCTTGTCCTGGAGATGTTTCATCCCCTTCGCAAATTCAGCGTCGGTCTTGTACTTCCCCGTCATGTCGAAGTCGCACAAGTCCTTCAACGCTTCGACGATGATGCGGTCGGCACCTTCGTCCGTAACGGCACTTGCAGCGCCCTCGGCAGTCTCGGTCGGGGTCGTCGCGGCGGCGACAGACTCGACCGTTTCCGTAGAGGGCGCGGCGGGAGCCGCTTCGCCGGATGTCGCTTCGGCCGTCGGCGCAGTTTGCGTAGCCGCCTTAAGTGCCTCGGCGATGTCTGCCGTGGAATCAGGCAGCGAATCGCTGAAGTCGATAGGTTCACCAGTAAGGGCCATGTCGTCACGTTCCGATTGCTAGAGAGGGAGAGGGGGTATCGTAGTGCATGATGCGTTTCCAGATCATGCCGTGTCGCTTGAATGCTTCCAAGACGTAGTTCATGTGCGGACCGTAGGGGTCGCCGTCGGCTTCCGGCTCGTTCATGGCTTTCGCGTGGCTGCCGCCGCCGTCGATGCCGATGGTCGTCACTTCGCGCACGCCGAGGTGGCCGAGGATGTCGATAGCAACTTCGCCCGAGGCGTGGCGCATCTTGATTCCGGGTCCGGCCTCGGGGTCGCAATCAGGTTGGTTGTGGGTCCGAAAGACGTAAAGGTTGGTGTCGTACAGTTCCCGCAAGTGTCGGTCTACCGCTTCGCTGATGCTCAATCGCGGCCAGTAGATGTGCTGGATTCCGGTATCCACGATGACCCGTTTCGGAATGACTCTTTCCAAGACGTACTTCAAGGGGTTCCAGTCCATCGCCACCACGACGTCCGGGTCCGTCACCAGTGCCGCCTTGTGAATCGCCATCACGCGGTAGTCGTCCCGAAGCTGCTGACGCCAACCGTCGAGACTCGGCCCAGTCCCAGCCACCAGCCAAGGCCGGGGGTCTTGCCAAATCGGGTCGTGAATCAACTCGGTAAACGACTTCACGCGCTGACTCCCGTGATGGTATCCGTGGTGGACTGGCTGGCA